GTTTTGCAGAAGGTCTTCCTTCTAACGTGCAAAATATCATGGCGTCCAAGCAGGCTCAAGCGACTTCTGCTGCCACTGCCGAAGCAGAACGTCAACGTGCAACCGCAGCACAACAGCAAGCCGCCACGGATTTTGCTCGCATTTATTCCAGATCAGTTTAAACTACAATTTAACAACACGGGCTGAAACACTAATGGGAAGCTCCTCACCGCCGCCTCCGTCAATCGTATATTCTCCGCCGCCGCCACCGCCTGCGCCACCCACTCCGGTGCCTACGCAGTCTTTACAGACTCAAACAGCCCTGAACGAGGTCAGTGGTGCTCAGCAACGCCTTAACATGGAACTTGGTGCTCAGCTTGATCGTACCAACGCCGAGTTCTTTGCGGGCCAGGATATCCGCCGCACACAAGCTGCTGGCTCCGAGGAACGGCTGCGTCTCGGCAGTGCGGGTGAACAAGAACGTGCCACACGTGTTGCCTCAGGAGAACAAGAACGGTTAACGGTTGGCGCCACTGGTAGCGAAACTCGCAAAACTCTGGAGACATCTGGTGAGCAACAACGATTGACTGACTTGCAGCAGGAGATGTTTAGGCGCTATAAAGAGAATCGAGATTACGAACAATCACAACAGCAGTACAGAGCATGATCGACTGGATTCAAGGCCTAACTGATAAAGACCGCGAATCCTTTCTCACATTCTGTAAACGCACTAACTCTCCAATTCAGATGTACCTGTACGCCCGATTCCTCGGGTTTACAGGTAGCATCGTTGAGTGCGATGAATGGTCGAAGAAAGATTTTAAAAAGCGTGACTTCAGTGGGCTGTTGGAGATGGAAATTGATTCCATGCAGCAAGATATTTCAAAGCTGCGGGATGCCATTGACATGGGGATGGTGAAGCAGGATATGGGTACGTCCCGCATTGCCATGCTCCAGAAAGAACTTCGTGGGGCAATCAAACAGCTAAACGATGAAAAAGTCTTGATGGATAAACAAGGTTTAATTCTCGCGGGTGCAGACAGGGCTTTGCGAGAAATGCTTTCCATCTTTCGGGATGACCCGATTGAAGGCCCGCTTCAAGAGGCATCAATGGGCGTCTGGACAAAGATTCTGGCGGAAGAATCGTAAGGTTTATTCAGCTATGCTACCTGCATGGCGGGCACGAGCATCTATTCCGTATACAGGCGAACGGCTCGGGCGGCTGCTCAGAAGCGGGTCGTCAAACAGACTTCGACTGTAGACATTGAACGGGCACGGACTGATTTTGCTTATTTTTGTGACGTTGTAGGCGATAAACCTCCGGCTGCTCATCATTTGGAGTGGCATCAACATTTATGCACAGATCAGGATTCAGTTTGTTTAAAAGGCATTGCCGGTCCGAATATTGATATCTTGGCTCCACGGGGCTCAGCCAAGTCTAGTGTTTTGGGTTTATTTACGGCATGGACGATTGGCGTCCACGCACTTCACAAAATGCCTCTAAAAATCCTGTACATTTCGTACACGATCGACGTGGCGCGTCCAAAAAGTGCAGCAATTAAACGCATCATTGAAGAAAGTAAAATTTACGGTGAAATTTTCCCGATGGTAAAGATCGCCAAGGGGATTAACTCCAATGAATATTGGAGTATTGACTGGAAGTTCGCTGGTATCAAATCAACCGGTGAAGAAGAATTTACTGTTTGTTGCGCAGGTTTGAAAGGAGCCGTGACATCCAAACGATCTCACCTATGTATTATCGACGATATTTGTAAGTCAGCTGACGAAATCAAGAACCGCGACATACGAGCAGCGATGGAAGATAACTGGAATTCGGTTATCGTTCCAACCATGTTTGAAGGCGGTCGTGCTATTTGCTTGGGCACTCGATTTCGCCACGATGATATGCACGGAACCACGTTTATCCCTACCAATGATTGGGTTCAACTTATCCAATCAGCAATCATTGTAGACAAAGATGGTGAAGAGGTATCCTATTGGCCTGAAATGTGGTCTTTGGAATATTTACAAGATCGCCGCAGACAGGCACCAATTGCTTTTAGTTTCCAGTATCAGAACCAGATTGTTCAAACCAGTGAGCTGTCGCTTTCACCTGATCTGATTGTTAAGGGAGCAATTGCCACACAGTTTGATACCCTAGGTATTGGGGTTGATCTTTCTGCTGGCGTACGTGAGCAGAATGATTACACAGTTTTTGTTTTGGGTGGTCGCGTTAAAGATAAAATCCACATCATTGATTGCAAGCGTCTCCGCATCATGGGCAACCTGGAGAAACTTGAATCATTGATGGAAATGTGTGAGGAGTGGGGCATCGTACATAAAGACAATGGCCAGTATTTCCCCACTGGCAGCAGCATTGACATTTGGTCTGAAGCTGTAGCGTACCAAGCATCCCTGGAGGCAGACTTTAAACGAATTTGCCTTGGAGATCACGGGTTGTACAACTTGAATTGGCACGCTGTTAAGGGCTTCCGTGGTGATAAAGTTGCGCGTTTCCGTGGAATTATGGGTCTTTTTGAGCAGCGTAAGATCATCTTCAATAAGTATCGCCGTTTTGGGCCGTTGATTGATGAGATCGTAAACTTCGGGGTTAGCTCTCATGATGATTGCGTTGACGCTCTCATTTGGACATGTAATGGTCTGATGAGTCGTGGTAATTTGCAGGTTGAGTACTAACTGTGGTTAGAGTATTCTCGTTTAAACTAGAAGAGTCCCTACCTTATGTCCACCAGCTACTTCAACGTTGAGCTTGAGCAAGATGCTTACGGCTCTGCAGTGATCCCTCTCCCCGATGAATTGTGCCATGACATGGCGCTTCAACCAAACGAACGGTTTGAGTTAGAGGTTGAGGATGACGTAATTACACTCAAACGGCTGGCGGCGGGCTACGATATTGATCAGTAATCAGTTTATTTGACTTCCCATGAGCGAGCGCAGAAACCAGACCCTCGACGCAATCCTCAAGGCAGTCATTAATCGAGATGGTGATGGCCCAGCAGATACGATGCTGGTCAACGCCCATCTATCGCAGATGAGGATGTTCGGTATCCGCCAGGGTGTCGAGTTTTATCCAGCTCAAGATAATTTTGGTACGCAGCGCTTTGATTTTATTCAGCAAGTAATCAAGTTCAACAAGCTTGATGCTCGCTTAGATTCGATTTGGGATCGTTTTCTCTGTAACGGTAAGGGGCTTTTTTACATCCGCCCTACAAAGAAAACATATCGTTTGTACTGGTTTGACAAAGATGCTTACCGTACGTATTACTCGCCAGAAGGTGACCTAGAAGAAGTTATCATTATTTACCCGTATAAGGTTAAATCCACGCGCGGCTTTCAAGGCGTTGGGCTGAACACAGATAAACGGTACATGCGTCTTCGCATCACTGCCACTGAGATCGAAGAATACCACAGCGAGCAGGAAATTACATTCGACATGCCGTCCATGGAGTTCGGCGTTTTCGATAAGAAAACTGTTATCAACACGATGGAATTTATTCCTTGTGTTGAGGTTTTCAATAATCCTGATGCTTTTGGAACTGATGGTGTTGGCGAATTTGATTGGATGGCCAATCAAATTGTTGCCCACGATGAGATGGTGAAAAATATCAGGGCAAATCTATCGTTCTTTGGTAATCCGACTTTACTTTCTTCTCGCCCAAAACAAGATATCATTGAAAGCAGTGATTCTGACGGTACTGCCCAGCGTCCCAGTATTTCTAGTCAATCTGGTTTTCAATCCGAGTTCTTCTTGTCCAGCTCTACTTATAAACAGGACAACGTAACTCGTCAGCCCCCTGGTTACATTGGTCGTCCAGGAGGCGGGATGCGTGTTCCCCGCGTCATTGCAAACCTGGAGCCAACTGATCGTGTCGGCTTTATTACCCCTAACGCAGTCAGCACCGATCAAGCTCGTTACGCTGAACAGTTACGTAGCGAGATTCGACTTGCTCTTGGCGGTATCGATGATCTCAGCATTACGAATGTAACCGCGACTGAGATCAAATCTGCCTATGGTCGCGTCAGCGCAACCGCGAAGAAGAAATGCCTCCAGCTTTACACTTATGGTGTTTGTAAGTGTTTTGAATTAATGATCTTCCAGGAAGAACAGATCTTCCGCAAATCACTTGCTTACGCATCTGGTATCAAGTATCCAGCTCCTCCCGAGGATCCAGAAGACGAGGCTTCAGTAGCTAAATACGAAAAGCAAAAAGCAACTTACGAGAAAAAACTTCAAAAAGCAATTGATACCGCACTGGAGAAAAAAGAAATTCCGGACGGTGTTTTAGGTTTGGCCCCTGATGGTGATCGAACTGTTGATTGGCGTTGGATGGGCCCTGTTTATGAAGATACAGCACAAGATAAACTTAACCAATCTATCTTTACCCGGAACCTTCAAGAGTTAGGGGTTGATAGCATTGAAGCACTGAAGTATTTATTCCCTTCTAAAACGGATGATGAAATCGCGGGAATGCTCTCCGGTTTCCCATTCCGAATGGTAGGGGAAGTACAGAGGGCCTATTCCGCATTTATTGATCTTGTTAATCAAGAGATGCGGACACCACACCCCCAGCAGCCAAACCTACCAATGGCTGCGGATCCGAGACTTGATCTCACTCCCTTCCTTTACCGAACGCTCGAAAGCCTACAAAAAGAGGTAACCTATGCAGGCCGATACCGCAATGCCGACCCAATCGGCACCCCAAGTATCCCCGACCCAGCCGATCAGCTACGCGGCTCCAGTGACGCAGCAGACGGCGGCTCAGGCCCCGGCGGTGGCAACAACGTCCCAATGGGTGGCGCCTTACCAAGCAGCGGTGGCCCCAGCCCCGCAAATGCAGGCCCAGATGGGGGTCCAAAGCTACCCATCCAGCCCTACAGCGTACGCCCCCCAGCAGCCCCAGGCGCCCCAACAAGCGGAGAACCCGTACAAGGAAGCGTTCAACAAGGTGGTGGGGCTCCTGAGTTCGCCCGTCCAATTCCCATTCCAGGGTCAACAATCGACCGTGAACCCGATGGCCGACCAGGCCAACTACGGTTCCCAAACAGCTCCCCAATTCAACAACCTGGGGATGCCGACCTCTATGCCTGGGATCAGCAACAACCAGGCTTACTCCAACGGTTATTCCCAAACTTCGCAGGAAATCAGCCCCCAGCAACTCCTGGCAAACGGAGTAAGCGAAGCTAGCCTTCAAGTTATTGATCACTTTGGTCCGGATGTTCCGGCTATCCTCAATAACTACGCTTGTCAACTGGAAGATGCGCTGATCACCACCAACAATCAGCTCATCGAAGCAGTGAATCTGCTCCAGGAAATGTCCTCTGAGCACAAAGCTTATGAGACCATCCTGACGGATCCAGACGTGCTGGCTGATTACACATGCGAGTTCTTCGGTGAAAACGGTCCTTATCCAATCCCTGATGAAGAGATTGGTTACGCTCCCGCGCCTCAAATGCAGGCTGTAGGCCAGCAGTTCCAGCGCCCCCCTGCTCCTCAGCGTCCTGAAATGCCTGTTCCTCCTCAGCCCCAGGCTCAAGGGAATCCCGCTGATTTCTGGAATAGCTTCGGCTCTCTTGCCGACCGGGATCCATCCAACGCTTGGCGCTACCTGAACGCTGCTCAGTCTAATCCTGAAGTGTTCCGCCAGAAACTCCTGGTGATGGAGTGATCCCGTAAGTAATACTTACAAGATGTAAAATAAGGGGTAGCAAAAGCTGCCCCTTTTTAATTACTGAAGTTATGGCATCCAAAAAAGCCAGCGTAGGGGATCGAGCGAAGCAATTCCTGGCTAGTATCGGTACAGCAGGTGGACCAGTCGGTGCTCCTGGTTTGGTTGCATTTGGCGGTCAGGATTTGATGCAACAGATCCAAGCCGGTAATGTTGATGAATATGCTCCGATCCGTGCTGCCGCTGCAGCTCCTGCAGTTGGTAACCCTAATGTTCCGCAGCCGCCGATGCCGCGTGATTTGGATGCAGCTTATTTGAAGTTAAATCTGCCGGGTTCCCCCCTCCCGCGTAATGGTCTGCTTACGCCGCGATTTTTAGATTCCGCAGAATATACGCAAGACGCAATCATCGCTAACGAACAGCGGATGATGTCGCAGTTTATGCCCATGACAGGTCAACTGCCGATGGGAATTCAACCACCTATGCCCCAAAAGAAAGGTAGCCGCTGATGGACAAGAATAAAGCTAAAAAAGCAGTAAAGAAATCTGAATCGCGTAAACAACAGGCGACCGTTGCAGAAGCCATGCAAATGGCTCAGGTGCAGGGCATGGATCCTGAGATTCAAACTCCCACCCCTGACATGCAGCCTCCCACTGTGAATCCGTACCACGCGATGGGAGCCATGGCGCCAACCATGTATTCGGCAGGGAACATGCTGAACGGATACAACGCGCCAAACTTCGTGAACCCCGAGGCGTGACGCTTGGGTGGTAGAGTCTGAGGGTTCCTGAAACGCTCCGTAAAATGGCTCCAGTTGATCCCCTTGCAGCGGATAGCCGTTTGGAAGGCATGGTTTACGTTGATTCTGTTCCCGTCAAGTATTTCTGTGCTGTTGACAACGAAAAGGTAAAAACCTTTTCAGATCTTGTAAAGCATTTTGAAGGGATTATCGCAGAGATTAAAAAGCTTGAAGCGGATGGTTGGCACTATGATTCCGAGCAATCTTTTGATTGGCTGTTTTTTGAGCACACTGATCGCTCAGTGGCTTTGGATCACCTCGGAGAAGAGTACGTTAAGAACCTAGAAGAAGCACATCTGGAGACCTTGGCGGACGAAGGAGTTATTAATCCGGATTGATAAAGCCTTGCTATAATTTTTTTAATGGGACGGAAGTTCCAGGCCGGTAATGGCAGAACCTTGAAAACTGAATAAATTTTCCAGTTCTTGGTCCATTACTACCATGGATCTTCTAGATCCTGGTATCAGCTAAACCTTATGCTGTAATACCAACATGTTTATTGATAACGACTTTCCCAAG